TTCAACGCTGTATGGAGGGGGGCAACCCAATCTGGAGCGTATCTACAAGGAGTATGGACTCAAAGGGGAGATGCCCTCATTCCAGCAAGAACTCCACGCCGAACTCCACGCCATCAACAAGGAACTCATCAAGAACAACGAAGTCCTCAAGGAGTTTGCGAGGAACACCAAGCGAGGCAACGACGGCAAGGGCAAAGATGCTGGATGGGAACTCACCTTCCTATCCTACTACGCACAAGAGCACGAAATCCGCCTCGTAGGGGGGTTGATGGAGCGGATTGAAAAGGAGACCGAAGTCTTCAAGCACCGAAGGGCGAACGACACGGTTGAGGGCGTCTTTGAGTATGAATACGACGGATTCAAAGTCCTCACACGCAACATCATCAAAGAGTTTGAGACGACCGAGAAGTTCTGCGAACTCCTAAACCGCTGGAGTAGTGAGTTAGGATACGATGTGAAATGGGAGCGGAAGGAGATGGAGACCACCCTTAACTGGGAAGGACTAACCGACGACTTCGTTGAGTTTGATGAGAAGGAAGTGAAGGGGGATATTGAGACCCTCACTCGTCGGTTGAACGACCCTATGGGGATTAAGACCGACGCTGGGTTGGCGAGATTCATCAATCGTGAAATAGCACCCCTAAAGTTCATCTTCAAGGAGGGAGAATGGAAATGCTGGGAGGACGACAACAATCGCTGGAAGACTCACCCCAACAGCGAATACCCTCGGCAACTCGCCAAACTCATCACGGAGAAGATTCCTACTGACATACTGGACGAGGTTGAGAAAATCAAGGAGAAGATAGGAGACGAGATTTTGAGTGATGACCTCACGGTAAAGATGGAGAAGGTTTGTGAGGACGCAACCGTATTCGCCGAGCGTATCCAAGACACCTTCAATCGCAACAAAATCTTCGGTGCTTGCGAGACGGAGATGAACCGTGATGTCGCATTTGATATGAACGGCAAGTTGCTTGGATTCACGAACGGAGTGCTGGAACTGTTTGGAGACTACAAGTTTAGACCCTACGAGATGGACGACTTCGTAAGTATGAATACTGGATGGGCGTTTGAGGAGGCGGACTGGTTGGCCTACCAAGAGAGTTGCGAGACTGGTAAGGAACTGCCCCCACTCATCGCAAAGCAGATTGAAGAAGTCTGGAGCGTATTATGCGGTATTATGCCGAACCCAGCGATAAGAGAACTGCTACTCACCATCTACTCATCATCGCTGATGGGGAAATGCCTTGAGAAGTTCATCATCTACAACGGCGGAGGACGCAACGGCAAAGGACTACTCAACGAGTTCTGGAGTTCGGTGCTGGGGGAGTATTCCTACAACGACCTACCCTACGAGGTATTGACCGACCCAATCAATTCTACTGGAGGCAACCCAGCGATGGCGAAAATCAATTTGAAGAGATGGGCGAGGGCAAGCGAACCCAAAAAGAGCAAGAAGTTATGTAATGCTACGCTGAAACTGCTGACTGGAGGTGAGGGCGTCCAAGCGAGGGCATTATATTCCAACAAGACCCAAATCACGAACCACCTCACGCTGGGGGTTGAGTGTAATGTAAGACTGATGCTCCAAGAGGAACCGCAACCCAACGGTGCGGAAGAGGCACGATTAGTAGATATACTATTTCCAAACCGATTCACCGAAGTCCGTGAGGAAGTCTGCGAGGCGGAGGGAGTCTTCTTATGTAATCCATTATTGAAGGAACCAGAGTGGAGGAACCCCAGACGCTCCGCCTTCCTCATTCTGGTTTTGATGAGACTCAAAGCACTCAACGCCAACAACTTCTCCCTCGGCGACTTCGTGCCTCCAGAGGTGAGTGAGCGGACGAAGGCCTATCTCCAGAGCAACATCGGCGTCCATAACATTATGGGAACAATCGCCGAGAAGATTGAAGTGAATCCAGAGACGCCCACGATGAATATACCCTGCGTTGAGGTAAAAGACCTCGTCATCGCAATTCACAACCACATAGACGACCGAAGGGAACTCCAGAAGGACTGCTGGAAGAAACTCACCATCAAAGAGTTCTTCGCCACGAGTTCGTTATACAAAAAGAACTACAAGGCAGACCACTCGTATTATGACGAGATGGGGAATAAGAAACACGCAAGGGGAGCGTTGTTATGGTATAAATTGAAGGAGACCGAGGGAGACTCACAATAGGCACACCCCCCCAAGAGCGACGGAGGAAAGTCGCAGAATCGGCAATCACCGATTCACCATTTTTTTTGGGTTTTTGATAAGTCGCACATTATCAAAAACCATCTACCAAACTACCAATTAACGCAACCAGTACCTATCGTATGCTTCTGGATACTCCAGAGACAACTCCTCACCCTTCGGTATATCTTTGATTGCGAAGAGTGCCTTCTGCCGAAGTTCTACGTTGAAGTTGGGTGGGATTTCGTTGATGTAATTCACCACGTTTTTTGACAAGTAGGGTTGCTGAAATGAGAGGATGATTTTACCAGTCCTCCTACTGACATAGGCGTATTGATGTAAGTCGCTACGCTCCTTGTAGGGTCCGTATTTCTTCGTGAAGTCGCTCCACTTCATCTCCTCACCATAAAAGGGGGCGATGAGCGTTCCTTTGGGTATATCCGCCTTGGCGTATAACCCCCAACCGCCCCCCTTCACACCGCTCTTTTTTGCGACAACGAAGTCGTTCTTGAATTGAGGTGCTGGGAGTTTTACGGCGTCGGTGCCTTCGTGCCCTTCCGCCCCACCTTCCAAATCCAACCCCTCACGGACACCAACCACCCACAGCATATCGCCTAACTTTAAATACGGTAGAGTTTTTGCCTCATAGAAGGGGTCTAAATCTATGCCGTTGAAGGACGTCTCCTTTGCTGGTTCGTGGTATTTGAGTTTGGGGAAGACGAGGGAGGCGACGCTCCGCCAATTGGGGACATACTTATCCAGTTTTTTTATGGGGTTGGCACCGACGACAACACCGAGCACCTTGACGCCCTTTTTGTATTCCATAATGCCCTTGATGACGCCGATGATGGACGACGCCGAACCGACTGGAATGACGACACGCTTGACGTCCGCTGGGATATTCTTGACTTGCTCGGCGGTGAGGTGATGGACGTCTGGCGTATCCATACCGAAGGGGATGTAGTCGCACCCATTCGCCTCCGCATAGTCCTTCGCCCTACGAGTAATCACAGTCTCGTAGCCTGGGGCGACTTGTTTAATTGTTGCTCCTTTTGACTTTGCTAATTTCACCTCCTCCCCTAACTCACCAGTAGAAGTGAAGGCGACGACTGGTTTGCCGAGTTTCTTGCCGATGCTTGATACGATGTTGATTTGGGGGGAGTTGCGGTTTCCAGCGGTCGTAAGGCATTTGCCGTTTGCTTTTTTGATTAAGTAGAGGGCAGCCCTAACTTTACCTCCTCGTTGGTTCGCATATTCGTAGAGGTCATCTCGCTTGATGTAGTTGTTGCCTATCTTTTCTACTGGGGTCAGCGTAGGACGTCCGTTGCCCTTCATACTTTCCTCCAAACCAGCGAGGTAGTCCGCCATAGACATAGGACGATTCTTCGCTTGACTTGCTCTCAACTTGGCGGTCTTGGATAGGGGTTTGGGGGGTTTGGACGCCTTTATTGCGTCCCTCTTTGCCTTTTCTCGCTCCCTCATCTTCTCTTGGTTTTCATAACGGTATTGGCGTTGCCTTTCGTTTAACGCCTCCCTTCGTTTCTCCTCCGCCACCTTTTCCGCCTCCTCCCTTCTTATCTCCGCCCACGCTTGCTCCTCCCTCGCCCTAAACGCATCCGCCTTTGCTTTCGCCTCATCTTCCTTCTTCTTATTCAGCATCTTTAGCACATTCGCCCCCACCTTATCCTCCAACATCGTCTCCTCGTCGGCAAATGGACTCTCATAGAGTATGGGGGGTTCATAGGGACGTCCGTATCGTTTCGCCCTCGCTTTCGCCACAATCTCCGCCCTATTTCTGGCGTAGTAGGCACGAGCATACGCCTTCTTCTCCTCCGCCGTCTTCGCCCCACCTTGGAACGGAGGCAGATTCTTCTCGCCCCTATATTGCTGTTTTAGGGCGGTTTGCTTACGAAGGTTCGCTGGCGACACCTCACTCGCAGTTAGGGGTGTATCCTTTGAGACACGCTTGGTAGGTCGGTAGGTGGGGTATTCTTCACCCCCCACATCCTTCCACCCCTCTTTGAACCATCGTTGGAGCGGACGTCCGCCCTTGTCGTCGGTATATGTTCCACCGAGTCGTTTGTATTCCTTCTGTAGGGCACCGCTACGATACGCACTCGGTTTATCATAACGAGGATATACGGTCGCCTTTGCCTTCTCGTATAACGCCATATCGGTCGGTTTAGCGGAACCTCTGGGGGCGTCGTCTGGGTGGGGTATATTGATTGGAACCATCTTTGCTATGAGTTCATCGTAGGGCAACCCAGTCTCCTTTTGGGTCTTCATCATCATCTCATTATAGTCCTCTAAATCCAACCCCTCACGTTGATTATAGCGGATAAAATTAGCACAGTGGCGTCCGCAAGTATTCACACCACCACCGTCTCGCTGGTATTTGTAGTCATTAAAAAATACTGGAAGTCTGCTGGTGGATAGGAGATTCTTTAGGGACGTATCGCCCTCCCCTTGAACCCTCTGTTGAGAATGTTTGCTGTATTGTAGTTGTTTATCAACCACCTCGCCGTAGGGGTCAAAGAAACTAATCTCGCCGTTGTTTTTTGTTAAGCATATCCAGTGCCCATCCATCGGTCGGTTTTCGTATAATATAATCGCAGCATCCTTCTTTTTAGGTAGGAGTTGGTCTATGCTTTGATAATTTGATAGGTCGTGATAAGGCACGATTTTAGCATCCCTACCGAGAACAGCACGAAGTTCTTTATCGTCCAAAGGGTCAGCAACAAGGTCTTCGGTCTTCGTAGCAGATAGGGGAGCAATAGATACATCCACATTTTTCTTGGGTGGCATTTTAATATAATGAGATAATATAATATTAAATTATAATTAATATGTATTACTATTATAGAGTATTTTATTGGTATGGACGTCGGTAGTTTGGTAGATGATTTGGAATTAAGCGTGATTATCACGAATGACGAAAAAAGTGGGGATTTGGCGACGGAACCGCAAACGCCTCGCCCCCCACTCGTGGAAATCCATATATGCCCTATATGCCTTCACCCTTGCGAGGGGTCTAAAGAGTTGATGGAACACTATTGGGGGTATTGCCAGAAGACGAGAAACTATTTTGATACGATGATGACGGTGGGGGAATAATCTAAATTGATTTTTTACAAAATAGGATTTAAATAATCATTATATAGACTAATCATAACGGTCTGTATAATTTAATAACTAATAAATAAATGTATAACACTTGTGAAGAAGATATGCGTGTTGGAAAGGCGGAGGAGATGAAGGTATTACCCTATCTTCGGTCATATTTTAATGACGAACTGGAACTGGTGAAATGGGAGTTTGAGGCACACGACTACAAAGGGACAACTGGAACCAAGTATGAGATTAAAACGAGGGATTTGAAGAGTGATTCAAAAGAGGCGAAGGAGGGGTTGCTGATAAATGTAGCGAAGGTCTGCTGGAATGATTTTATCATATGGAACCTATTGGACGGCATCTACTATATCAACTGCGAGGATGTTATGGGAGATGAGACGATGAAACCGAGGAAGCACACGAACACGATTCGCCCAGATGAACCAGAGAGCACGAACACGACTAAATGGGTATATTTAATACCGATTGAGAAGAGCGTATGTTTGAAACGGTATGAGACTTTACGAACCCCCAAAGAAAAGAAGGGGGCGTTGCCGAGGGGGGTATGCTATATACGGTTAGATGAGTAGATTATAACCGAAACATACTTGTTTTTAGACTAACTAAACCGAAGGAGGGTAATGTTGATGTATCTACGACTTTAGGGGGACCAGTACCGCTGTCTTGGGTGTAAGCCCATAATTGAAAATTATAGATGTCTGCTGGTGCTGCTCCAGTTAGATTTAATAACGTCCTTCCTGAAAACTGTGTAGAGAATGCTTGGTTGCCGAATTGGGCAGCATAGACGGTTCCTATAGCAGTCGGTATTTCTGTATAAATTGATGAATAGAATTGGGGGACATCAAAGTCAAGATAGGTTCCTGGGGGCGTCGTCGGTGTTGTATAAGTCCAGTGATACACAAGGGCATTTGGGGCACAGTTGCTGCCACCGATGAGGGTGCCAATTGAGTTATTCACCGTATCGTTTAGTAATTGGTCGGTTGGGATTTGGAGTGCGAACTGGTTCTTGAGATTTACCATTTCCAGATGAATTTCCACCTCCACGTAGTTTGGGGTAATGGACGGATTTGCTACTACTGCTGCTGGGTCATACATCATCGCCACGGTGGGGTTGATATTGCCCCTTATTAGGTCTGCGGTTGTATATAACCCACCAGCACCGTCATTAATAGGGAGGGTTGTCTGTGGAAGAGCGAGTTCATTAAAATAAGGGACGAATGCTACTGGAAAATTAGCACCACCAGCACCAATACCAGCACCGTCGCCATAAGTGATTTCGGCAGTTGCTGTATTATAGAGTAGGAAGTTTGTCGCTAATGGAACTGGGTCTGCTATGGCACCGCTATTGATGATGGGGGCGACGTATAATGAGGCGGTTGGTGCGTTTAGAGCACCACCAGTTGCGTTTAGACAGATGGAAGAGGCAATTTGGTTGGCGAATCCTGCTGCTTCTCCAATCGCAATCGCATTCGCCCCTTGGTTGGAGTTTCCAGCATTTAACCCAATCGCAATCGCACTCGCCCCTTGGGCGGTTGCTGGAACGACGCTGCCTGCTGCTACATTTCCAATCGCAATCGCATCCGCACCCTGAAGCAACTGTCCGCAACTCAATCCAATCGCAATTGCCCCTGCTCCTTGTCCGTTGTTTCCAGCATCACTACCAATCGCAACCGCACCGTTGCCTTGATTGACGTTTCCTGCTGCTGAACCCACAGCAACCGCATTTTGCCCTTGTCCTTGGTCGGCAGCATTCTCACCAATCGCAACACACCCCAAACTTTGATTCAATCGCCCTGCTTCATATCCAACCGCCACCGCCCCTGCTCCTTGTCCGTTGTTTCCAGCAGAGGGACCTATTGCTACAGACTGAAATGCTGCTGCTACACCAGCACCTATACCAACGTTTGTGTTATTAGTGTTGCTCGTCAGTCCAAGACTCACGTTGAACTCTCCAGTAAAAGGATTAACACTTATCGGCGTAACTCCATCATCGGCGAATAGTTGTCGTGGCAAACCACCTCCAGCAGTTACGAGGGTTGGAAATAAAAGGGCGTTGGCGTTGGTGGTATTGACGACTGGGTTTCCTGCTGCTCCTGCTGGTCCCCATAGGGTTTGCCCTCCAGCAGCACCGCAACCGAGGACATCACCAATAGCACCAATATTACCAGCACTATCGGTTAGTGATTGTGCTCCCATATTGAGTGTTGCGTTGAGGGGGTTTGCTACTTGGACAACTGGAATCGCTGGGTTTGCGATTGTGATATTGGGACCTTGATTTACGGCAGCAATACCACCACCACCACCGCCCTCTTGGAACCGTAGCAGAACCCTCTGGTAAGTTGCTGGGTTAGTAGAGTCTTGTCCGCAAAATGTATTGAACGACATCCTTCTTTATAGTTATATAATATAATATATGATTATATTTAATAAATATAACATTATAATAGTAATAGAGCGATGCCTTATGAAATACGAAAATATGGGAGGGCGTATAAAGTTTATAAGAAGGGAACCGCCAAGTCCTATTCCAAAGAGGGTCTAACCCAGCGAAGGGCGGAACGGCAATTGAAGGCGTTATATGCGAATGCTGACGATGATATGGAAGGCGGAGGATTCTTTGGGAGTCTTATAACAAAGGCGTTTGGGAAGGTTAGTGATTTGATTGTTAGACCCCCTAATTGGAATCCGTCTAAAGTGAAATATGGTTGGACGAATCGCCCTATCAATATGCCCCCACTCCAAGACTTAAGTGAGATGGCTGCCTCCACCTACACGAATGAAGAAGACTCAACTATAGATGGTTATTTTTTATGGGATAAGACACCTACCATATCAATTTTCGGTGTGGAGAAGACGGTGGGGTTATTTGTTATTGCTTTGAGGGGCACCTCATTTAGAGACATAAATGACATCACCGCAGACTTAAGTATCGTGAAGGGTATAGTAGAGGATGCTTCCAATTATCGTGCGATTAGGAACGGCAATAGGTGGCGAGAGGACACCACAGTCATCGCCGATTTTAAGAAGTTCGTAGAAAATTATCTCCACATACCCAACGCCACCTACTATGCGGTAGGCCACTCCCTCTCTGGGGCGATTATAGATGAGTTGCTGGAAGATGGTATTGTATCCTCCGCCGTGTCATTCAACCCAGCGATAGAGAGGCAGAACTTCAATCTCCCCAACAACAACCACCGAGTCTATCTGGAGTGTGATATTCTATACAACCTTCTCGGTAAGTTCATAACCAACGGCAATATTGAGGTTATACCCAAGAGCAACCCTGCTGGTCCAGATGCTGGACCTATAGATACAGTAAAGGGAACTGTTGAATGCCACAATATTAAAACAGTTATTCCGTATATGGTTGGAAAAGGAGATAATAATATTCACCCTATATATAATAATATGTCTCGCTCATCTTTTTTTGATATGATTCAGCGTCCCTCCTTTGGGGCGTTAGACAGATTTAGACCGATAGGTTCGCCGTGCGACAGCATACTCCAAGAAATGGTTACTCAAGATGTAGGTCCCAATTCTGGGCGTGAGCGTCAGCGTAGGCGATACGAGGAGTGTTTGGCGAAGAATGCTCGCCCACAGATGGAGGGGAGAAGGGGCGGAGGTATGAAAGGTACTGGTTTTTTGACTGATGCCCTCGCTGGTGGTCTTTGGAAGGGGGCGAAGGGTTTGTATAATCTTTCCAAAGCAGAGTCCAACCAGAACACGAGCAGAACTCCCTACCTCCCCCCTCTCATTAATTAAAACCGATTCACCGATTCACCACTTTTTAATCAAAACCGCAAACTTCCATTTAATCAAAAATCATCTACCAATCTACCAAAAATAATCTATTTATATTATTCCATAATGAATATAAATATATCTGTAATGTATATACAACAACCAAAATGGATTTTACAACTACTCTCGTGGAGAAACTTAAGGAAAGGGGTCTAACCGATAGTTCAGTCTCCCTCTATGTCCGCAACCTTGAAAAACTCAACGGCAATAAGGGTATTAATAATCTCAACTTCCTCAAAAAATATGCCGATATTATGGAGCGATTGAAGGCATACAAAGGCAACACCCAGCGTGGTTTTCTCATCAGCATCGTATCCTCCCTATCCTCCTTTAAGGGAGAGAGGGGTATTGATGCTCTACTGAAGAGGTATTATAAGGCGATGATAGACCTCAACAAATCCCTCAACGATGCGAATCATAATGGATTGAAGACGGAGTCGCAGAATGCGAACTGGATTGATTGGACTGATGTGGAACACATCTACGACGGACTCCGTGATAATACAACCCAGATGTCCTCACCCATCACAGAGGGCGAATACAATCGTCTTCTTGATTTAGTAGTTCTGTCGCTATATGTCCTCAACCCACCCAGACGCAACAGCGACTATATGAATATGAAGGTAGTCTCCGCCTTTACCCCAGAGGTTAGTGAAGCCTTATCTGGTAATAACATCCTTGATTGGAACGGCAAACGGTTCATCTTTAGGAACTACAAGACGAGCAAGAAGCACGGCGAGACCATCATCCCTATCCCTAAAGAACTATACGAGATTCTCGCAGTCTATTTTGAGAAGAAGGGTATTCTACGCAGACTCCAAGCACCAGCGAAGAAGACGAAGAAGGACACCCAAGTATTCATAGAACCCTTCCTAACCCTATGGAACGACAAACCATTTATGATTAACTCAATCACGAGGATACTCAACCGCATCTTTGGAAAGAAGATAGGTTCATCTATGCTCCGCCACATCTACACCACGAAGAAGTTTGGCAAGCAACTCGCCGAGCAGAAGGAAGTCGCAGAGCAGATGGGGCATACTGTAGGCGAGATGAACCAGACCTATATTAAGGAGGATTGAATTGGTAGATTGGTAGATGTTTTTTGATTAAATGGAACTTATCAAAAACGCAAAAAAAGTGGGGAATCGGTGAAAGCGGTTATTGAATGAAAGTTATGATTATTTCAATATAAAGACAACCGTCTATTAAGATTATAAAACCGCCCCAACACGAACACGATGCCTACCGCTATGGCCTACGCTATTGACACGATTGTCCGCCTTGTAGAGGAGAACACACGCCTTAAGTGCGGACTACCACCTTCAACCAACGCCGAGGAGATTGTCCTTGTGGTGAAGGAGAAGGAGAAGTATAGGGGGAATGGTGATGACTATGATTTGCTTTTTGAGATTGATGTGGAGACGATTTGCGAGTTTCTTGCGACGGAGCATTCATACCACCTCTATAAGAAGGGAGGTAAGGGAGAACCCCCTACTGCGATTGAGTTGGATAAATTGAAGGAGAGTGCCGACTTGATTGCCGACTCACAACAGAAGCAGATTAACCTACTGCTTGATGATAAGCGTGAGAGGATGGAAGACCGTGAGAGGTTGCTGAAAAGGATATGCGAATTGGAAGACGAGGTAGGCAGTCATAAGGGGCGAGGAAGACCCAAAAAGACTGAATGCTCCCCTTGTATCGCCGACCCCTCGTCGTAATAATCTAAAATCACCAGTAAATAATCAATTAGGGGTCTTCTTGATTATTTACCAGACCAATACCCAGTAATAATACAATAATAATAATATTATTATTACTATATTTTTACAATACTGATATACTGTAAATAATCCATTTAGATTTTTATTGTATTATTACACCCCATCAACCCCAAATATGGGGGTTTTTTGATTATTTAATGATATAATTGTATTAAAATAATTCCTCTGTAGAGTATATAGCATTATGAGTGGAATAGACTTTGATTCTCGTATATCATACGAACCATATCATATCTACTATGATTTAAATATCCTCAACAACGACACGACTGGAACCAAGCAACCTCCCTTCCTCCAATTCACGGAGATTAGGAACAGTCCCTACATCAACAACCCCAGCGACTACTTCTGTTCGGTGGTTCGGTTTAGCGTGGAGACGCCAACCCTCCCCCTCTTTATACCCCAAGCGGTAGTGGGGCAAGTTGGCGGTGTGAATCAACTGATATATAGTGTGTCTATGAATCACCCCTCATTAGCAGTCCCTATCACTACGAATGTGATATATGTTCCGCAGAGTTCCGCTCAACTCGCACCCCCTCCCACATCAATCACGAGTGCGAGTGATATTATAAATGAATACTACTACACCTACACATACAAACCCTTTATTGATATGATGAATACAGCATTAAGGACGACTTGGGCTGCGTTTCTCGCAACCCCTTTAGGACTCCAAATAGTCGCAATCACGCCTTATACCGCCGACCATTTCCCCTATCTGTGGTGGGATGAAGTCCAGAACATCGCTACTTGGGTGTGTTTAGCACAAGTCTTCCAGACCCCTACGGCAAACAACCCTACCCCAACACTCAACGCATCCGCCCTCCTCGCCCAAACCCCAGTACAGATTTTCTTCAATACAGAACTCTATAATCTTTTCAGTTCGTTTTCCGCCTTCCAGAACGGATACGGAGGGGCAACCCCTATTGGACTGAACTGGCGGATGAACCTCCCAGATACTATATCCGTGAATCCGTATTTAGCAAGTGTTCTAACTACACCGATAGGTCCCCCTACTCCCTCTATGCCCTCTATGCCTACCTCCCTCGCAGCACCCCCCTTCCAACCCATCAACTACTCACTATTAAGGGTGTCCCAAGAATACCCAACGACGCCCCTATGGAATCCAGTCCAAGCAATCGTCTTCACAACAAGTCTGCTTCCTATTGCGTCATCTATCGTGTCGGCACCAGTCTTATTTGGGCAAGGGCAAGCATTCACGAATGCTGGAAACAATAGTGGAATCGCCAACATTCTAACCGATTTAGAAGTCCCAACCGAAAAGGGGTGGCAGACCAAACCCCTCATCAGTTATGTCCCTACCGCCGAATATAGGTTATTTGACCTCAACGGAAACGCCCCTCTATCTGCGATTGAAATCACGGTGAATTGGAAGGACACATTTGGACGCCTCAATCAATTTAGGTTGGGTGCTGGTTCCAACGCTTCTATAAAACTGATGTTCCGCAGAAAAGACTTCCAAGGGGTAGTATAATCTTCTTTTAGCGAGTTTTAATATTTGTGTATGAATTAATATTAAAATAAATATGTTATACTATATTATAACAATACCGAATGTCTTCCGCAGATTTCCAGAAGGTTTTGGTTCGTGATGAGCGTCTCAACTGTAAGGACAGTATCAAGTATGCCGTCCAGAAGTCAGGGCAGAACATAACCGTCGCCGAGTTCAACGCAATCTCCCAGAATGCCAACTCCCACACCTACAACATTCAAGTCCCCAGCGAGACCACGATTATTGACCGTCGTGTCATCTGGGAGAGCACCGTTACGCTGCGAGTGACTGTCCCTATCGCAGCACAGACATCCGCCCTCGCAAACGGTATGGCTATTGGAGACCCTATCGTCCAGTTAGGCATCGCTAATGCTTTGGGACCCTTCCCCCTCCACTCCGCTTGTCTCACCCAGCAATTTACAATCAACAACAATTCCGTATCAATCAATATGAACGATGTGCTCCCAGCAATCCTCCGCTTCAACGACAAGCGTGAATTGATGAGGTATAACGGTATGTGCCCCAATATGTATGACATCTATGGCAAATACCAAGACGCCGTCGGTGCTAATAACAACCCCAACGGCAACTACACTACGCACTCTTTAGACAACGACCTCTACGCTCGTGGTTCATTTATGGACGTCCAAGTGAGCGGAACGAACGCTTTTGATTATGCTGTTGGTGCTGCTGCCCCCATCACATCAGTCCCTACCCTCGTGAATCCAGCAGTAGCAGACCTCGTCTATTTCGTGAAATACACCGTTAGGGAGCCCCTTCTCGCTGCCCCTTTTATGTTCGCTAAATCCAGTTATAGCGGACAAGGCTTCTATGGAATACAGAATTTGAACGTAGTTTTTAACCTCTCAACCAGTAATGTTGCTCGTGTGTGGCGTTCTGGTTTGCCTTGCGACAACAACGAAGTCGCCCCTACGACTTGCTCCATTTTATCTTATGCTGGAAGCAAACTCATCTTCAACTTCCTCACCCCCAAACCGAGTGATATGTTGAGTGCTCGCAACGTTGTCCCCTACTATGAAATGCCGAGATATTTATCTACCACTACCGCCACCATCCCCTACGCCACACGCAACCCAGCAACCGCAGCAACCGCTTCTGGTATTATCCCACAAACCACACGCCTCACCTTCACCACCACCCAACTTAACCAAATCCCAGATAAGTTGCTGATTTTCGTCCGCAAGGCAAAAGCGTCGCAACTCATCAGCGACACCGACTCTGCTTTAGCCATAACTGGAGTTTCATTCAACTTCAACAACCAGTCTGGTATTCTTGCGTCCGCAACTCAAGACCAGTTGTATCGCTACTCTGTGGAGGCTGGTTCCAATCAGTCGTGGGAGGAGTTTAGGGGGTTCGCCCTATCTGCCCTCGCCCCCATCGGTTCAGCACGCCAAATCTCCACCTCTGGTTCATACCTCTTCTTGGATATGGGTAAGCATCTCCAAATCACGGAGGACTACTATGCCCCAGGTTCGCTCGGCAACTTCAACCTCCAATTCACCCTTAATGTGGAAAACTACATCCCAGCACCCCTCGCCTCCGTCGCTGCTATGCCTATTGAGATGGTTCTTATCACACTCAACAGCGGTCTATTTGTTTGTGAAAAGGGACAAAGTGCCACTTACACTGGCATTCTTACCAAGGACGATGTGCTGTCCGCATCCGCCCAGACTCCCCACTCCAGCGGTGATGTTGAGCGTCTTGTCGGCGGTGGTCTTCTTGATAAGTTGGGTTCATTCGCATCTGCCGTTGCCCCTACTGCTATTAAGATGGGGCGTGAAGCCCTTGATGGAAGCACCAATCAATACGCCCAGATGGGTAGTAAAGCGTTGAAGATGCTTTGCGGTAATGGCGTAGGCCGTGGAGTCGGTCGTGGTCGTGGCGGTGCTATGGAGGATAGATTGATGTAAATCGCAATCACCGATTCACCACTTTTTTTGTTTCATTCGTCATTATTGTTTAGCGTGATTCTATCTACCAACCTACCATTTTAATATTTGTGTATGAATTAATATTAAAATAAATATGTTATAGTATATTATAACAGAACCAATATGTCTCTCTCTGATTGTATTATCGCTTCTGGTAGTGGAGTCTTCGGTGCCATTTCTGCCGTAGCAGCAGTCCAAGGCTCCTTTACTGTATTGAACAACAAGATTCAGGCAGCGGTGGTTGGTCCCCCAGAAATCCAACCCACCGTCGTAATCGCCACCAGAACCGCCCCCTTTGGTGCTACTACTGCCGTCGCCATCGTTGCCACTATTACCGCAGGCACGGTTCTATTTACTGCTGAAGATGCTGGTGGTGCCGTCGTCGCTGCCGATGTCGGTGGTTTTAATTACCTTATTCTTAACAACAACGTCTCAACCTCTTACTGTGGATAATTTAGGGGTCGTTCTTGGTAGATTGGTAGATGATTTTTGATAAAACGGATTTTATCAAAAAACATAAAAAAGTGGTGAATTGGTTATTAGATATATCCTTATATAAATTATAATATACGGCAATAAGACTAAAGATGGAGATGAGTGAGGTGTTCTGGTCGTTTTTCATAACATCTATGATTGGACTTCTATTGAAAGGGGGGTCTATGCTTTATAAATCCAAGTGTAAAACGATTGAGTGTTGCTGTATTAAGGTGGAGCGTGATATTGAGGCGGAAGTGGTGGTGGATTCACTACCCCCACCTAATTTAATGGCGTCCGCTTCTGTGTAAAAAATCATAGGGCGGATTGATGGATATTCATAAGGGGGCGTAAATAATATTGGAGAGTAAATAATATTAAAAAAATTATATTAAGGTATATTATAACAGAAATGGTTGGTTATAACGATACATACAATCGTGCTTTGACGGCACGAAGCAACGCCCTCCAGCGTCGCAAAGGGCATATGATAGACAGTCTCAACGGTTCTGGGCGTGGTGATGATAATGACAGCAACGACGACGACTACTTGAGTGAAGACGAAGGTATGGAAGGCGGTGGTGCCTATGAGGACGAATACGAGGACGAAATGGTTGGCGGTTCATTTGAAGAGGCGTCTCGTGAAGTCGGCGGTATGAGGACTGGCGGACGCAATATGAGCGGTGGGTTCCTCCCCTTCCTCGCTGCTGCTGCTGCTCCAGTTGTCGGCAGTCTAATCTCCAGACTCTTCGGCGGTGCTTATACTGGCGGTAAGAGGCAGATTAAGGCAGCGATGTTGCGTGATTTGAAGGCAGGATTGGGACCTATGCGTGGGTCTGCGAGGTTCCTTCCTATGATGCGTGATGCTGCCTTTGATGTAGGTACTGGTGTGATGAAGGACGCACGATACAGACCCCCTATGGTTGCCGAAGGTGGTATGAGGACTGGCGGACGTGCGACTGGTGGGTTCGCCTTCCTCGCCCCCCTCGCTATGATGGCAGCACCCCATATCGGTTCGGCAATTGGACGTATGTTTGGACTCGGTAGGAACTCCCCCATTATGAGGGGTGAGGGATTCTTTGATTGGGCGAAGAAAGCAGTCAGCGATGTCGGCAACTTCCTTGCCCCAGTCGGCAGAGTCCTTGCCCCTATCGCCGAGAGTGCCCTTCCAGCGTTGGGTAATATCGCTAAAGACGCTGCCCTCGGTTATGTGAAGAAGAAAGTTGGTCTTGGTCGTGGTAAATGTTGTCGCTCTTGTGGCGGTGCTATGGGGGATAGATATACGAACGCTGCTACTCACCGCCAGAGTGAGAATAGAGATTTGAAAGACGCTTTTGCTGAAACCATTCACGGCAACGATAGACTCCATCGTGAGAAGCAACACGCCCTCGGTGCTGGTGGAAAACGACTCTATATGAAGGGCGGTGTTGGCGGACAACTCGCACCGATGGGGCAAGAGAGTATGTTCGGTTATGACAACGACGAGCAACCCTACGGACTCACTCCCCCTCGCAACGTCGCCACAAGGGGTTATTTGACTGGCGGACGTGCTTTAACTCCTACAGACCAGATGTATCCTACCGTCGGCGGACGACGAGGCGGTGCTTCTGCGTGGATTACCCACGTGAAGGCCTACGCTTCCAAACACGGCGTCAGTTTTAAGGACGCCCTTAAGTCCGCTGGTGCGACTTATCGCAGATAATCTGTAATAGATTTTAATTTAGCAATAAATTATAATAAATATAATGTATATATATCTATTATAACCCAAAAACAGCGAATAATGGTTTTCGCAATAATGCGACGGAAGCAAAACGAGGAGGCGTGGAACGAGGATTTAAGGGCGAACAAGAAAGTCTTTGAACGAGAGCAACAGCAAGTCGCCATTATGCCCCAGAGTGAAATGCCTCCCAACGACAAACTTCAAGCAATTTCATACCAATTCAACAAGGATATTGAAAACGTGAAGAATGCCCTAAATGACGCTTTGATGTATATGAATACACCAGAGGCGACGAATGCTGGGTTTGCGGACTTCAGCAAGATTTCGCTTTCGTGGAATAAGTTGGTGGCGAGAATCAACCCCTACATCAAGGGGCAACAGCAAGACCCCAACTTTCAAGCAGCGACCGCTGGTGATATTAACTATGTGAAGCAAAAATTAAGAGACGACCTTCAACAGTTCTTCATTAACGGACTTCAGCAAATCCAATCGTGGGTTGCTATAACGCAAGGTGGGCGAGTTCAAAACCTTCCAGCGGTTAGAGATATTATCCAGCAACTCGCAACTGGATTCTACAAGAATGTTAGTTATGGAGCGGAATTAAGAGGGGCGTTGGCTCCAGCACAACTTCCTCCGCCTCAAGGGGGACCTCAAGGGGGACCTCAAGGGGGACCTCAAGGTGGTCCCCAGCAACCCCCTCCGCCCCAAGGTGGTCCCCAGCAAGGACAACCACCTCAACCAGCACCTCTACCAGCACCAGTAGCACCTCAAGTCCCTCAAGGAAACGCACAGAATCTTCAAGCAAACTTTCAGGGATTTTTTGATAATTACGTTCAAGTCGCAGCACAGCAGAACGACCCCCAAAACTTCCCAGATATTTTTGACTACAACAACGCACAGCAAATCGCTAATGTTATAGAGGGGATTCAGGCTGCGAACTGGGTGGCAGCAGGAAACGCACGTCCTACACCGAGGCAATCACGAATGATGAAACTCCAAATAATCGCAGCACTCCCAGACTATTATGACTTTGTCGCTCAACAGCAAGGGGGACCCCAGCAAGGACAACCCCAGCAAGGGGGACCAGCACAACCAGTAGCACCTCAACCAGTACCTCCCCAGCGAGGGCAACCCCAAAGGGGACCAGACGGCACTCCCCAGCGAGGACGTCCTATAGACCAGAATAGAGCGTTTGCGATTCAAGATAAGATTGCCGAGATGGGTATGGAGGCACAATTTAGAGGATACTCCCAGAAAAACAGAGCAGAAAAACTACAACTCACCCCATTCGTCCAGCAAATCGCAGCAGAATTGAATATGACCGCAGAGGCGGTGAGAGGGTTTTTGAATCGTGCGAGAGGACAAGGAGCAGGGATGGAGGGCGGATTTTTAGGAAGTTTGCTGGCGGACGCTGCTGCCTACGGTGTGAAGAGTCTGGCGAAGGGTGCTTTCAACCTCGCCAAAGAGAACCCCAATATAACGAATCTTCTTGTGCGTGGTGTATCTGGTATGTTGGCACCGAAGCAAGGCGGAAAGAGGACGTGTGCGAACGGTTATTGTGTTGGAATGGATGACCGCCCACAAAAGAGTTTTATGGATTTAGTCAGCGGAAGGGGGGCAGGAACGAGGGGGCAACCCCTACGTATCAGCAACAACTTTGACGGATTGAGTGAATACCCCAACACCCTCGCTGATTTAAAGAATCGCCAACGCCTTTCATCACGAGGGAACTATGTCGGCGACTCTACTGGTGCGATTATACCCAATCTTCAAAATAGGGGTGTGCTTGGAAGCGGACATAGCAGACATCATACGTTAGGGTATGACGACAGCAAACTAACGATGATGCGGACGAGGGGTGGTAGGGGATACTGCGAGGGATATTGTGGCGACCCAGTTGGCGGTAGGGCGGAGGGCGGTGTTCTACAGATTGGAGATGACTCTTTAGTCCCAGCAAACCCCCAATCCGCAGGGTGGGAGATGTTAGAACCAGCAGACATCGCTGGAGATGACCCCTTTGCGAATCCATCAATACCAGCAAGAATAGCAGACCTCGCCAGACGTAAAGGGCGTGAAATCCTCCAACAAGCGATTAACGCCTTCATCGCAGCAGCAACCAATAGCGTTCCAGTCGTCCAAGCAGCAGCACAAGCGATAGGTGGCGGTGCTATGAGGGCATTACCCCAAGTCATCGCAGCACTACAAGAACTACAACGCTTAACCGTCATAGCAGCACAAGCAACAGGAACGGCAGCACAAGCCACGGCACAAGCAGCACGAGCGACGTATCAATTAACCGCAACGAAAATCGTCCTCCAATTTTTGAGCGACTATCCAGAAATGCTTATTCCATTTGTAGCACCCCTCGTAGGTATGGCTGTAGGAGGTGTTGGTTCTGGAGTCGCAATTATGACGGTTGGATTGGTAAGGACGTATCTGCGAAGAAACCCAGATGGTTCGTTTGGGCAGACTGGAAGAGGGGCGATGGGCGATGGGCGTTGCTGTTTTAATTCTGGTATGTGTCGTGGGACGAAGGCCTACCGATTCAACTACGGACAGAAATCCGCCAACGTCCGCAAAGAAAGCGTGAGGGGCGGTGCTATGGAGGGGAGCGGAAACGGCGTGGATGTGAATGTGAAATATTCCAAACTGCCGAAAGCACTCCAACCCACAGAGGAAGACCTCCAAGGCGGAAAAAGATTGAAACGACGAGCGTCTGGTGGCGTCCGTCGTCGCCCCTCTATGCCGAGGGAGTCATACGAAGGGTATGATGACGAAGGGAATGATGTATATACCCACAGCGGAAAGGTGTTTGGCGACTCCCCCCTAATCCATAGCGAAATGCTACAGGATAAGGCGTTAGGATTGCTGAAAGGAATGCCTCGGCGTATCGGTGTTGAAGACCCAAAGTTCAAACCCAAATAAAACAGTCTAAAAATTGAATTGCCCTCTGCGGTAATTCAATTTTACAAAGAACAAGATGTAGTGGCGTTTTCTCACGCATTCTGGAAAAAATTGAAACACATTTCCAATTGCTAATCTTGTCTCAGTATCGCCAAAGACACACACAAGCAACCGAAATGAACGCCGAACAAATGAACGCCACCGTCGCCAACATCGCCGACCACGAGGAAGACCACTCCTCCGTCGTCGCCGAAGTCGCCGTCGCCCCCAAGACCCAACCCAAGAAACGCCAACTGAAGCAAATGAGACCCATCAAGGTAAGTCGCTCCCCCTCCCCCATCGCCCAAGTCGCCGAAGAAGAAGTCGTCATCGCCCCCATCGTCGCCGAAGTCGCCGAACAAGTCGCCCCAATCTCCCTCGCTGAAATCTGCCACCTCCTCGCCGACCACGATGAACGCATCAAAAGAGTTGAGGCACTCGGCGGAAAACCCAAGGGCTACTACGCAGTCGCCGACGGCGATGAGGAACTCGCCAGAACTCGCCAACAAAACAAAGACCTTCGCAAGGAGATTGAAGCAAAGACCAAGACAAACCAATCACTCCTCGCCCAACTGGACGACCCAGAATGCGAACTGACTCGCCAGAAGGAAATCAACAAAGGACTCCGCAAAGAGAACGAGGGACTCACCAACACAAACAAAAAACTCAAAGCGGAGATGGCGAACCCAGACAGCGAGGTTGAACGCCTCCGCACAATCAACGCCACCCTCCGCAAAGAGGCGGAAGCGGAACGCCGTCTCAAACTCCAATACAAAACCGAGAAGTCTGCGATGCTCGCACAAATGGAGAAATACCTCGCAATTCTGGAGTCCAACGGCATCGTCGTTGAGGAGGACTAAAAAGTCGTAAGTAAGAGGGGCAGGGTAAGACCCCCAATTTTTTTTCACCAATTCCCCACTTTTTCAACGAAATCCATAACTATCCGCCAAGCGAAAAACATCTACCAAACTACCAAACTTTTTTAGATTATTTTATACGGTGCTTCGGTAGGAAAAGGGGCGTGATGCGTGAGCGTTTATCGTGTCGGTTAATGGGTAATACCCATATAACCAGAGGTATATTCCCTTTCGTGTTAAGATTTTTTATCTACCAAACTACCGTAGGTATTTGGAGATGATTATTGAACTGCTACAGTCGGCAGTTTCAATACGCTTAAAAGGACTTAAAAGGGGCGATGTATAGAAAAACAAGAAGAGGGTTTTCTGTACTGATGGAACTGATTGTTGAGGAGATTGAGAAGGCTCCGCTGGATGCGTCGGTTGCGTATCGGTGCGACCTATGCGATTACAACCCATATCAAGCGTGGTGTAAGGGCAACATCGCACGTTTTCACGGTGCTTTGATGAAGCACAAGCAGTCCAGACGGCATATGGAGGCGGAGGCCTTCTCAAGGGGCGAACAACCCATACACGTCAGTAAGGAGGGCGTCGTGTCGGCGACCGAACCAGAGAGACCCCCACATTTCTACATAACCAAACTGGAAACGATGATTGATAAATTAGAGCAACGCATAGATGCTCTCAATAATGCGTATGACCCCAGCGAGACGAGCGAGGAATATAATCTAAATAATCTTGGTAGTTTGGTAGATGATTTTCGTCCAGATGGAAGTTATGGATTTCACGAAAAAAGTGGGGAATCGGTGAATCCGCCGAATCCGCCGAATCCGCCGACCTTTCAATTTAAGGAAATAGAGATGGATGCTCTTCGCCGATTTGGCGATGGTTCTTGTATCACGAACACGAATACGATGAATGCGATTTCACGATGCTTGTCGTGGTGCGAGGTTATGGTGAAGGACGAGGGACGTAGGGCAAAGAATATTGCCTATCTAACGAAGACGAGGGAGATGATTAAGGCGATTTGCGGACTGGTTGCGGAGGGGTGGAGGGCAGAGGAAGAAGACTACGATGTAATCGGTGGGCGACTGGATTCAATAATGGAACACGATTTTTATGTATAAAGAATAACGGAGTATGTCATAACAAGGAAGATATGACGAACGAATCCTTTGCCCCTAATAAGTCATACGTCCTACACACAAAGCCATATATGGAACTACATAGGGCACAGATAGAGGAGATGCGAGACGCAATCAAAGCGAATATTCCTTGTGCTTATCGCAACTACTTCTTCAAATGCGATTGTGGAGCAAAGGTGGGGTTTCACACCTACCGCTTTCATTTAGCGACACGCAAACACCGTAGGGTATGTGGCGACTTGCCTCCGCCTACCCCCAAAGAAGACTCTATTGAAATAAAACTTAAAGACGGTTCAATAGATATATAAAAGGATGTCAGCACAAGAAGTCGCCCCAACTACCGAGCAAACGGCGGTAAATCGCCAATACGTCCAGCGATGCCTTTTCAATTGGAGGCACCAACTCCATATTGAACTGTCTGTAGAAGAGCACAGCATATTCCGTGCGGATAAGAAGCACTATCTCAAAATAGAGCATTTAGACCCCAGTCTCGTTTGTAAGATGTTGAAACGATTCCACCCAGACTTCCTCTTTCCAAGCAACCCTATACCTATACCCACTATCGTCAAGACTGAATAATGAAATAGACTCCCCCCATTTCATTATTATTTTCGCTCCTTCTGTATCGTCTCCAAATCCTCCCCTGCTAAACCCTCGCTCAATAACCAGCACGCCTTTTCAGTCATAATGACTTGTGGGTAATTTTTGAAGATACACGCCCACCTTGTCTCCATTTTTTTTATCTCTTGAATCTGCTTGATGTCTAAACCGACGTATGACTCTAACAAATACCGAGTTCCACGAAGCGAACCGCTGTGGGGGAAGTAGATGATGGCGTGTGCCTCATTTAAGATGCGTCTGGTGTCGCCCTTGTTTGTCGGCAAATGCGACACATAGCAAGCGGAGATTTTATAATGCCGACCGATTTCCAGAACTTGGTTGGAAAGCGACATCACCGCTTCACGTATCTTCTTATCGCTCAAAACGTCGCAGTCGTCAAAAATGACGAGCGACTCTTTTAGGTCTTCTGGTTTTATGGGGTTTTTATAAAGGGATTCGTCCATCTTCACCCTCAAGGGTTTTATGGCATCCAAACTTTCATCTTCCTTCAGCGATGAGAATAGGTATATGTCTCTATCTGGATAGGACTTTTTGAACTTCTCGCAGTATTTCCGTATATATGTGGATTTACCGCTTCCACTCGCACCAGTTATGTAGAGGATTTCTCGCTCCGCCTTTGTATTAGGGATTTGCTGAAAATGAAACTCTTCTGGGAGTTGGAGACGAGGGAACCCCTCCTTCGGTTTGTCGCTTCCAGTCGCAACCCATATTTGCTTTCCTTTTAAATATCCATCGCCCTCTATGGACGCCAGAGGACGTCCTATCTTTTCTACATTAAGACTCATCGCAGTAGTTATATTATGATGATATATTTAATCATTATTTTTTCTTAAAGAATTGAAGCGTCTCCTTCTGGATTTTATCATCATTACTTTTGATTATTTCATCTATGTTGGCGTCTTGGGCGACGCCTAACTCTTTGAGGGCGAACTTCACCCTCGCCTTTGTTGCCTCGTCGCTGTGATGCTCCAGAAGCAGTTTTATCGCCTTGAGTTGGGAGTTCATCTGGTATATCATACCGATTGGGGAGTTGAATAAGCGTGTGAGATGAACCATCAGTTCTGTTTTGCCTTGTATATTGTATATGGAAAATAATCGCTTGGACGCTTTAAATAAATTACCGTCTCGTTTGTATTCTTTCACCTCGTCCTCCAACGCCTTTAGGGGACTATCCACAGACTTCGGTTCTGTGAAACTGTAGATGACGGATAATTCAGTCATTCGGTTTGCTAAATACAGCACATAATCTATCTTGATGAAGTCCAGATTTTTACCGTCTATTGCTCGTAGGAAGGCAGTCTGCGTGAAGTCCTTTTTGGAATTGAACTTGGTTTTGGTCTCGTCTGTAGTCTGGACTTTGAGTTCTATAAAGTAGAGGACGCCACAACCCCCAGCGGACGCCTCACTACCACGCTTTAAAATAAGACGGATTTGGTCGTAGATTTTCTGGGCGGACGTCGGTTCGCTGATTTGGGAGAATAAGTCTATGTCGCTGTAGTATTTCTGGACGGCGAGTTTTGCCGAACCTTGGATGGAGATGGGTTCATCCCTATACTTGAGTTTGTTGATTATGCTGACGATGTCGCCAGATACTAACCGCTTTTCGCAAATGTCCGCCATTATTATTATACATAGGTTATTATATTTATTAAATATTATCTGTGTATATTAACCATAATGACCGACTTTAAAAATTACCTTGATGGGGTAGGTATGAGTCCAAAACAGTATCTCCTTGAGGCGAGGAATAATGCCGATAAGCACGGATACGATGCCGAGTTGCTGGAGTTTGCGGACGACGGTGTGGCGAAACTGCGGTATGAGGGTGTGGAGTTTGGACGTGTCGGTTATAGGGATTTTATTATCTGGCGTCATCTTGAAGACCAGAGGGAGGTTGCTCGTGGGACGGCGAAGAAGCGTCAGTCCTCCTATTTAGCGAGGGCGATGGGAATCAAAGGGGAGTGGCGTGGAAACCCCCTTGCGAAGAACACCCTCGCCATCACGATTTTATGGGACGGCAATCCTGCTTTGTCTGGTGGGAAGTTGAACCCCAAGAAGATTGCGATTGCGAAGCAGATAATAGACTTTACCCCAGAGCAAGTTATGGCGGACTACGAGCGATTGAAGGCGATGCCGTGTGATGACCCAGAACTGAAGACGTCTCGTGCTGGGTTGAAGGTGGTAGATGATGCGACGTTTGCTGCTCGTATGGATACATTCAGTAAGGGGTATAACCTCTACACGTTCATAGACGCCCTCGCTGGGAAATTGAAGGACAAACCCTACATCAAAAAACTCCAAGCATACAACGCCGAGAAGTCGGCAAAGGCAAGACGCAATCCAGCCTACGCTGCCCTCAAAATAAAGCAACTGTACTTCGGTAGTATTTCTGCCTTTAAACCGAGTGTCGCAAAGTGGATATACTGTAAGTTGGGTGCGAAGAACATCCTTGACTTTTCTGCTGGGTGGGGTGGTAGATTGGTAGGTGCTATGGTTTTGCCAAATACCACGTATGTAGGGATAGACACGAACAAAGACCTCAAAAAGGGGTATGACAAGATGATTGCGGAGTTGGGTGTGAGGGGACGTGCGAGAATGATTTATGCGGATAGTGCGAAGGTGGATTATTCCAAACTGAACTACGACACGGTATTCACGTCGCCCCCCTACTTCACTCTGGAGAAGTATGAGGATATGCCTTCGTATGAGACGAGGGAGGCGTTCAACGAGGACTTCTACTTTCCAGTTCTGCGTAAGGTGTTTGCTGGGTTGAAGAAGGGTGGTAAGTTGGCACTCAACATACCCCATAAAGGGGGAGGTGGGGATATGCTTGGGGATGCGGAGACTGTTTTGGGGAAACCGAGCGACCGCTTTGAACTGCCTTTGGCGAAGGGAGGGAAACAAGACCAAGCGAGGGGGCGTGCTGCTGGTGGGTATAAGGAGTATGTGTATGTGTGGATAAAATGATTCACCGATTCACCGTTTTTTGTTGCTTTTCCATAAAATCCGTTTTATGGAAAATCATCTACCAAACAACCAAAAATGATAAAATGTGATGCGTGATTTATGCCGATTTTGGAAAAAATTGAATTGGATTTTTTGATTGCTAATAATCATCACGCTTCAACCACACGACGACGCAACGCAAAATGACGACCCCAACAATCTTAATGACGCCCCCCAAGGGTTGCCGTATCAACATCAACTCGGCGACCCCAATCGCCGAAATCAACGACGAGAACATTCCAGACTGGGCGATGGAGGCGATGACACAAGGTAAGCAAGTCGTCCGCAGAAACGGCGAATGGTTTCTGGCGACATACGAGACGGAGGAGGAGAAGAAGGAGTTTGCCACCAACATCGCCATCGTCATCAAAGGACACGCAGACAACAAAGACCTTGACACATATGCGACATACAGCACGAACGCTGGAGGGGCGACGGAGTTCCACTTCCACCTCGCCGACGGAAGGACGATTAACAACGAAGCAGACCTCCCACGCTTCTCGGCGAGAATGAGGGCAAACCTCCGTGAGGCGACCCAAGAGGCAGTCTCCCACAGAAGAGGGTGGAATCTCAAATGGGACACGATGGAGATTGCTGCTGGAGGGGAAGCAGACCTCGCCGACGGAAGGCAGATGAATAACTATGCTGAGGACGCAATTGACTTTGACTTCTACAAGAGGGGTGAAGGGTGGGATGATGCGGATACGAAACCCCTGACGCCAAAGGGGGTAATCTACTTCCTCATCTGGGAGTGGCTGAAGGAACAAGGACAAAAGAAGACAATTGACTTCGGTAAGTATGGAGGCGACTGGAACTGCGGAGAGCACAGCGGAGTCTGGGCGGACTTCCTCCTCACCGTGAAAAGCAAACCATCCTTCAAAGGACACCAGCCAATCAAGGGAGAGTTCTACATCGGCGTAAGACTCCACGCCACCTCCGTCATACCCCCAGTCTGGGAGCAACTCATCGGCGATTGGAGACCCACATTCACCATCGTCGCCACGACCATTCGGTATGAACCCCAAGCATTCGGTTTAACTACCGTAATGATGCCGAACTTCGGCAAACCCTTCACCCCTACCGTAATCAAGCAACGCGAGAGGGAGATGAAAGCGGAAGCGAGGGAGAGGAGGGAGAGGGAGAAAGCAATCGCTCGCCAAGTCTTCGTTGAGGAGCAACGCCGTCTCCAAGCGGAACTCAAAGCGAGGCGTGAGGCGGACGAGATGGAGCGAGTCCTCGCCGAGACCATCAAAGCATACAACGAGAAGGCAACCAAAGACCTCATCACCTTCAATCGCACCCACATCGCCGAACCCCTTCGTAAGAGGATTGAGGCGAAGGAGGCGGAGCGTGAGCGTGAGGAGGCGGAGCGTCGCCACGCCGAAAAACTGAAACAAAAAGAACTGGAACGCCTCGCCAAACACGCCCCATCATTCAAGACCAAATCCAAGTAAGCAACAACATTCCACGCTGGGGTTGAAGGGAACACCCCATTTTTTTTCACCAAGGATTCTATGGCGTCCAAGTCCTAAAAAAAAGTGGTGAAACGATGAAAACGACGCATCTTGGAAAAAATTGAAATGCTTTTACTTCCATATACCCTCATCACACGACGACAACAACGATGACGACAACGATGAGATGCGAATGCTGCGGAATCACCGCCACCGAGGGACTGAATCACCAAAACGGAATGACCGAGATTGACTACTACTTCGGCAAACCCCACGCTGGGAGCAACCTACGAATGACATTATGCGGAGTCGCCAACTCCCTCATATGCGGAGGATGCTGTGAGAACTTTGAGGCGAACGACGAGTTGCTCGCCGAGGGAGAGGATATTGAGACTGGATGGATTGACTCGCTGGAGGGCTTCCGCCCAGATGGAGAATTCTGGGACGGAGACTCCACCAACGAGCGGATTGACGCCATCATCGCCACCACCAGACGCCACTACGGACTGGAGAAGATTGAAGGATAAGTAAGTAAGGGGTAAGAGGGGTTGAAGGGAACACCCCATTTTTTTTGGTAGATTGGTAGATGATTGGACGTCCAAGGGATTTTATGGGAAATCAAAAAAAAGTGGTGAATCGGTGAATACGACGATTTATGGAAAAAATTGAATTGGATTTCCAAATGCTAATCATCATCACGCAATCACAACAACGATGACGACAACAACGATGACGACGAGATGCGAATGCTGCCAACGCATTATGGAGAGGGGGACGAGATACGAAAGACGAACCTTATGCGGAGCGGACTCCCTCGTCTGCTGCGGATGCTACGACACCTTGACTGGAGCGGAAGACGAGCGTGATGATATGGAATGCTACATCACGCAAATCAATCAATTCCGCCCCAACGGATATATGGGAGGAGATGCGGATGGAGCGGAGTTTGGAACCAACGAGGAAATTGACGCCGTCATCGCCACGATACGACGCCACTACGGACTGGAGGAGAAGATTGAAGCACAAGGGTAAGATACGAGGGGGGGTGGAACCCCATTTTTTTCTTTTAGGATGAACCGATGAATACGACGATTTATGGAAAAAATTGAATTGGATTTCCAAATGCTAATAATCATCACGCAATCACCGAACACGATGACGACCGCCGAAACGACGATGACCCTCCAAACCCTCCTCCAAGACAAAGACCCCCATATTGACGAACTGAACGCCACGACCAAGACCACGACCACCTACACCTACGCCGAGGACGACAAAGGCGTAAAATGCCGACACAGCGAGGAGGATGGTTGGGAGTGTATTGAGGAGTACTGCCTCAACTGCGGAGACCCAGCGAGAAACTGCGACTGCGGAGACTACCGATGCGGAGGATGGTTTTGCGAGGAGGGGAGCGGATGGAATGATGCCGACTCCGTGAGCGAGGAGGGAGGATGCGAATACTGCGGTTGCCACCACGACGAGGAGGAGGAGGAGGATTTGGAGTGCGTAGGATGGTGTAAGGCAATTAGGGAGGGAAGAGAACCAGATGAGAGGGGATGGGACGAGTTCGTCTCCACCAAACAGAAATGCCCCAGTTGCGAAATGGAGAGACAAGATATACTCAAAGAGGAGGCGGACGAACTGAACGCTGCGATTGACGCATCTGGAAACTGCTTCCATTAGACAAGACTGCCGAAGGTAAGAGAGGTTGAAGGGAACACCTCATTTTTTTTGATGGAATAATCAATTAGATTAAATGATAAAATGTGATTCGTGATTTATGCCGATTTTGGAAAAAATTGAAACGGATTTCCAAATGCTAATAATCATCACGCATTATCATCACGACGACGATGACCGACGCACCGACGACCGCCACCAAAAAAATCACGACTTTACGAGTCCCTAAAAAGACTCCCATAGAAAAAGGACTTAAACAAGATTCAATAGAAATACCAGAACCCCCCCCAGAATCGCCGATGTCGCCCCCCCCCACGACACCACCGACCCCACCGCTGACGCTCGCCAAGACAAACCAACCCAACTACCTTCTCCGCACGACTGGGAGTGAGGTAGTAGATAGGAGAAAGGTTGCTTGGTTGCTGAAGAGCGGTAAGGTGAGCGACACCCCCTACAATCCAGCATCATTCAAGAGTCCAACATTCGCAAAACTGATGAAGGACGCCAAAATCAACTCGCCACTCAATCACCTCCAACTCTTCTACCGCAAAATCAAAAACGGATGCGTAAGAGTATCCTACAAGCGTGAGGGTAAGAAGATATGGGGCAGAGCCTACCCAGAGGGGATGCTGTCGCTGTCAGCACTCCCTCGTGATATACGCAACCTCATCGCCAGAGACGACTACAGCGATTTTGACCTATCCACCGCCCACGCTTCCATCTTCGCCAACATCTGCTCCAAGAACAAAATCAAATGCCCCACGATTCAGCGATGGATTGCGAAGAAGGAGGAAGTCCGCCAGTTATTCTACAAAGCATTCGCTTTGAACCCCAAAGAGAAACGGAGCACGGACATCGTGAAGGACATCAT